AAAAAGGTAGAATTAAAAGATATAGAAGAATGGGCAACTAAAGAAGAAACGATTAATAAATATAAGGAAAGATATGGGGAAGAGTGGCAATCTAAAATTGAAGAAACATACAATAAAATGTTTAATAAAGTGATTGACACCAACACAAATATGCAAGAAGGAAGAATGAAAGAAATCGCAATTGACCTTATGAGTAAGGAACAAGGCGGTTTAGATCCAGAGGAATTTCAAAGAAAGTACAATAAATCTAAATCAGAAATGAGAAAAGATTTAGGTGCAAGTGAAGGCTTTAAAATGTCTTTCAAACAGTTTGCTGAAGAAGTAAACGAGTGGGGTATTTTACCATCTACTATTACTGAATCAGAATATCAAGGCAAAAAAGTAAAACTAAATGACCCATTTAGAACATCAGGTGGACCTAAAAAGTTTTCTGTATATGTTAAAAATGAAAAAGGTAATGTAGTAAAAGTGAATTTTGGGGACCCAAATATGGAAATCAAAAGAGATGATCCAGCAAGAAGAAAAAGCTTTAGGGCAAGACACAACTGTGAGAATCCAGGTCCTAAATGGAAGGCACGTTATTGGTCTTGTTATCAATGGCGAGGAGGGGCAAAGGTAGACAGTTAATGAGTAAATATAGAACAACTTGGTTAGACATACAAGAGCAAATGAATGAATTTGCTTTATCACACACAGTAAGATATAGAGATCCTTTAAATAAAAAAAGATTTGCTGTACCATTTAAAACTGCTGAAAAAGCAAAAGAAAAAATGGATCAACTTAAAAGAGATGGTGTAAAAGAAATAGAAATTACAAAAGACATTTTAAGAGGTAAGTTTAAAGAGGTTGCCGAAGGCACTATTGTTGAAGACGGTCACACAGATGTACCATCATCTAAAAGAATGGCACAAGTAATTGCTGAAGACGCTCAACTTATTTTAAAAGAGTTAAACAAAAAATCTGAAGAAGAAAGTTTACCTACTTGGTGGACAAATAAACTTGCAGTATCAGCTCATAATATGAATGCTGCTAGAGATTATATTACAGACAACATCAAAGAGGATTTGGAAGAGGCGATGAGTGACGCTCAACTAAAAAAAGTTAGAGATAGTTACAAAGACCTTAAAACAATATCACCTGAAAAAGTTAAAACATTAAGAAATTTTTTAGACAGATATTCAACGGATAGTTTAATGCAACTTGCACAGGCAAATATTAACTTTGTATCTACAATGGCACGAAGTGTTATGAATAAAAGAAAAGTAGGTGATCCAAAACACGCTGGTTCTATGAAAGAAGACGCAGCTCAAGATATGGAAAAAGTTGCAAAATTAAGAATACAACAAATGAAGATACAGACTAAAGTACAAAAAATGGATAGAGCAGATCCTAAAAATAAAACTCCTTTGGCTATTGCAAAAAATGATTTAGACAATTTACAAATGAGAATGGATCAATTAAAAGATAGAGCTCAAAAAACTAAAAATGAAGAAGTGCATCCTGCAAAAGCTTTAATAGAAGCGATTGAAGCTGTTAAAAACAAAGCAGAAAAAACAGGTATGCCTTATTCAATATTAAAACAAGTATATGATAGAGGTATGGCCGCATGGAAAGGTGGTCACAGACCAGGTACAACCCCACAACAATGGGCGTTGGCAAGAGTAAATAGTTTTGTAACCAAATCAAGTGGTACTTGGGGTGGTGCAGATAGCGATTTAGCTAAAAAAGTAAGGAGTAAAGATTAATGAACAAAAAATATTTTGAAACAAAGACTGGCAGTTTAGAAGATAAGATTACTCAAATCGCTACTGAACAACAGTCTATTAAAAAACAAGAACCAAATGTAAAATTAACAGTAGAAAAAACATATTTTGAAACTAAACCAGGATCAATTTCAGATGTTGCTGCCAAAATCGTTTCTGAAGGTTTAGATCCAGTAAATAAAAATGCTGTTAAAAAAGATTTTAAAGACAGACAAGACAAAGATATTGACAATGATGGAGATACAGATTCAACTGACAAGTATCTACACAAAAGAAGAGCTGCAATTTCTAGAGCAGTTAAAGAAGAAGCGGTAGCAGTTTATACCGATAAAAATACAAGACAAGTAAAATCTAAAAAGTTTAAAGACGAAACAGAAGCTAAAAACTGGTTTAGAAAAAATAATGTAGCAGCTGGACAAATTACGTTTAAGCCCGCTAGTTTGTTAAAAAAAGAAGAACAAGAAGCTTCTTGCGGTTGTGGTCCAGAATGTGATCATTGTAAAGGAAAGCACTCAATGAAAGAAGTTGGGCAAGAATGTGATTGTTGTGGAAATAAAATTAAGGCTGTAGAAAAAGAAGCTGTAGATAATCCATATGCAGTAGGTATGGCACAAGCAATGAAATCTAAAAATGATAAACCACCTTTAGAAAAATCTACAATTACAAAAGCACACGATATTGCTAAATCAATTATGAAAAAAGAACAAGTTTGTCCTAAGTGTGGTAAAGATCACGCAAACAAAATTAATGCTTCAAACTGTATGGGTGAAGATAAAAAGTCATTTTCTGATTTAAGAACTGAAACAAAACAAATTCAATTAGGTGATAAAGGTAAAACATTAACAGGTAAAAAAGCTGCTGTAATTGATGTTGAACCTAGAGCAAAACCTGTCTAAATGCGACATTTTGTCAATTGACATTTAACCTATTATATGATAGTATAATAGTATAAGGAAAACACTATGAATAAACCTATCATATATTGCGATATGGATGGAGTACTTGCAGACTTTAAAACAGGTGCTCAAAAAACTACTGGTATGTCCATTAACAAATGGATGAATATACCATCTTCAAAAGAAAAATGGGGACTGATTAAGGCTAAAAAAGATTTTTGGTCAACTCTTCCTTGGATGCCAGGTGGTAAACAATTATGGTCTTATATATCACAGTTTGATCCACACATACTATCAGCATACGTAGAAGAATCTTTCGATCCTAACTGTATACCTGGTAAAACCGAATGGTTAAGAAGAAATGCAGGTATGTCAAATCGTTCAAAAATTAATCTAGTACGAAGAAAAGAAAAGAAACTCTTTGCCAAAAGAGGCCAACCTGCTATTCTGATTGATGATTATGAAAAAAACATAAGAGAATTTACACAATCAGGTGGTGTTGGTATTCATCACACAAACACATCTAAAACTATATCTGAACTTAAAAAACTAGGTTTTTAATCTTATAAATAGTACTGTTATATAACAATTACTAATTTAAGGAGAGATATATGTCTTTATGGGGAAACGATATAAAGCCTAAAAATCTTACAGACGAAGAAAAAAAAGAAGTCTATGCAACCGCTCAAGGTTGGGTAAGAGAAGCAGGCTCAATATTATCAGGTAATGGTAATCCAAATGCAGATCCTGAAGTGTTAGTAGCAATCGGTGGATTAGCTACAAATATGGGTTCAGCAAATATTACTGAAATAGAATTTGTAACAACATCAATCGGCGAAGCTGCTGGTGGAAACATTGACGTTAGAGTAAGATTTAACGAAAGAGTTGACATTACAGGAACACCACAAGTAACAGTAACTAATTCACAAGCTGGTGGTGGTACAGACGCTACATTTACAGCAGATTACAACTCTGGTACAGGAACTAACGAAATTGTATTCAGAGCAACTTATGGTGCTGCAGATGGTGGTATTGCTGAAGATGATGTACTATCAATTGGTACAAACGCAGTAGCACTTAATAGTGGTTCTATCAAAGATGCTGGTACAACAACAAACTCTACAATTACAAATGCCGCACAATCAGGCACTTTAACTGTAGTAGCTTAATAACAAAATCATATAAGGGCGCTCAAAGTGCCCTTATATATACTATATGAACAAATTGATCTAGGCAAATACCTAGAGTAGCATTCCCGAAAGGGTTAACAGGAGAAAAAAATGGCAGACAAAAAAATAACGGCATTGACCGATTTAGGTGACTCGTTGGCATCAGCTGACTTGTTTCACGTAGTGGATGACCCAAGTGGTACTCCAATCAACAAAAAAATATCAGCAGAAAATGTGTTTAATAATATACCATCTTGGTTAGGTTTAGCACAAGCTTCACAAACAATAACTGCTGATGGTTCATCACAAGTTGCAAACGTAACTTCAGCAATTACTGAAATAGATGGTGCTTCATCAACAGGTACTATTTCATTAGCAGATGGTTCTGATGGACAAATTAAAACGTTTATAAACATTTCAGCTTCAGGCACAAACTTACAAACTATTACACCTACTAATTTAAGAGGTCATACAAGTGTAACTTTAGATGCCGAAGGAGAAACAGTTACTTTATTATTTAAAAATTCACAATGGAACATTATTGCTGGTAACGCATACGGTGTTGCTTAATAGATTATAGGAGATATTATGGGAATTAGCTCACAAACTTTGATTAAAGAAAAAAATTTACTTCAAAAATCTTTTGATGATTTGAGTGGAAAAATTCAAGCTTTTGAAAAAGAAACACAAATATTGAGAAATAATTTAAATGCTGTTCACGGTGCTTTGCAACAAGTAAATAAATTAATAGCGTCTGATAATAATTTTGATAAAACTACAAAAAAACTTACAGACGAATTACCTGATGATCTTCCAAAAGATCAACTTGAAATTAAAGAAAAAGAACCAGCTAAATTATTAAACGAGAGTGAAAAATGAAAGAAAATATCAACGATTTTTTAGAAGAATTGGCTAACAACACACCAAACACTAGTCAGTTTGATAAAATAGAAGAAGACAATATGAAAGAGACCGAAGAGGATCTCATTGGTGGTAAGTCTTTTAAAAAACTAAAAGACGAA